GCCGACCGCGCCGCCGACCGCGCCGCCGACGCCGCCGACTCCGCCGCCCACGCCGCCGCCCGCGCCGCCGACTCCGCCGCCGACGCCGCCGACGCCGCCGACCGCGCCGACCGCGCCGCCGACCACGCCGCCCACGCCGCCCACGCCGCCGCCCGCGCCGCCGCCCGCGCCGCCGACCGCGCCGCCGCCGACTCATTTTCTTTCGTAGGTTCTAACAGCCATTTCTTTGCGGCTTCAATCGCTTCACGAGGACGTTTATCATCAGGATATAATTTCTCAAATTCTCCGATGCACAGTTCTGCGGAAAATATAGACAAAGCAACTGAATCTTTCTTTTGCCACTTCCAAGCATTGATGATACGCATATCAGAATATACTTCCTTGTCGTCTGATTCTTTAGACTTTCCTTTGACTTCTACTTCGGCAAGTATCTCGCCTTGGACGTATGAGAACGCTTCCCATATTTTCTTGGAACAGTGAAAACCGCAGTTGCACAAATCGACTGTATCCTCGTGCTTCCACTCATTGAGACGCCAATTGCAATCGCCTGAATTTGACTTGAAACCTTCTCGTAGGAATTTATAACGTGTTTTCATGTTAATAGTGTTAGTTGAGATTATGTGCTTTATGTGGTTTATGAGGCTCTAGGAGGCTTGTGGAGGCTAGAAAGGTATATCATTCGGGTCTACTTCATCTGCCGGGTATTTAATTCCCTTTGAAGCAGCCGGATTATCTATGTTTTCAGTCGGCTGTAACTTAGGTTCAAGAGATACGATAGGTTCATCTGTCGGCGTCATAACAAGATATTCATTTCCGCTTTTTGCGGTTTTCTTTTCGACTTGAATAGTATGACCGACCCACTTCTCCGTCATTCCTCCCCACTTTTGAGCGAAGGCATCGCATGCGCTCTCAAACAATCCTGCGAGCTTATGAGAGCCGTCCGGCATCTGAACTTTTGCGTTCCAGTATGTCGTCTGGCGAGCCTCATTGAATGTCGAATATGCTGGTTCGATGATGATAATTCTATCGCCTGTATTGAGCATTTCTGGCTTGAGCAATCCTGTTTGACTTGGTATATATTCCATGTTTTTGTTTAATTAGAAGTTTGTTAATTTTGCGACTATATCGTCTACCTCTGCCAATTCCCTCAACTGATATGCTAGCAACTTTCTTACGCTTTCCTCTATGTCTTCTCTCTTTATCGTGAGATAGAAGAACTGTATCGCTGGCATTCGTGGGTCGTAAAACAAGAAGTAAAGCGTCTCTAGCTTGTCGTTTACGACGAAGTACTGACGGACTTGATACTTGTAATCTTCGGGGACTTCCTTTGTAAGATATGCCTCGACATGATGTGCGGCAGACAAACACTTTGCTTCTACTGCGGCAGGCTCTCCTATGACAGTGCCGTCCGGTGAGACTGCGATGCTGTTGTTATCGCTTCTCATCCATAATACGAGACTATCATCGACCTTTTTACCTGTATCTGTTGTGAAATGGTCTATGGCTGGCCTCTGCAAGCGCGTACCCCTGTCCATAGGCGTCTCATTCGGCACATATCCCTCGAAGTCTTCCTCTGATACCATGAGCCTTTCGGCGATCAATTGATAGAAGCCTGTTTTTTTCTCTAACTGGCTTTCCAGTTTTCCAGTTTGCTCTGGTGTGAGAAGCACCTCCAATTCCTCTTTCTTTGCCGTCTTCTTGAACTCTACTTTTTGCGCTTCAAGCTCTTTCACTATCATGTCCTTGGTTACGCCTGTCTTATTGACTATGCTTCCGAGCGTCGAGCCTGTTATCTTTCCCTTGCGATCTAAAAGCCACTGGTCACGATTTTCAAATTTGAGTATTTTCATTTCTTTGGAGTAAGTTTAACCTTCATTTTGTCTTTTAATTCGACCAAATTATTCTTTGCTTCCATCGGTATTGCGCTAAAAACTGTCTTTAATTCTTCTACAGTTTTGCAGGCTGCTAGTTTCTTGCCGTATATCTCAACATCTACAGATTCAAGTTTTGGAGCGGCTTTAGGTGAAACTGTGGTTGCCGTCGTTTCGATTATCTTATCCCCCATTTCATCTGACGTGTAGACTTGTGACAATGCCTCTGGGCAAGCCTTGCGAAGCGCGTGCATCTCGGCGACCTTGGCTAGCATAGTGCGAGGCTTCTTTGTCCACTGATTTTGTCCTGTGGTGTACTCGTCGAAGTAGACTTTTGCAGAAAAATCACCGATATCATTTCCGACCCTACGCTTAATTGTTATCGAACATGCCACGAGCTTCTGGCCATTCATCTCATAGACTGGCTCTGAAACACCGACCACACCGCTTTTCATTCCTATCTTTCGAGCATGGTCAATGGAACTGACGAGGCTATACGTTTGCTTCTCGTTCGGCCTGCCTTTGTTCTCGACGAAAGGAATTGCATATACGTTCTTTTCCAAGAAGTCTTGGAATGTGTAGCCTCTCATCATTCCCTCAATCATCGCTTGCTTTACATTATCCGCTTCTAATCCTTTGAAAGTCGTCGCTACGAGTGCTTGCATCGTTTCCTTGTTTGCAAGCTCTTTTGTCACTGTTGCCGTGATCGTTTGAATGCTTGTTATTTTTTCTTTTGTCATATTTTTATTCTTCTTCGTTAGTTATAATTTCGTCTTCGTCTATCGGGTCTAATTTGATAAATCCAAGCTGTATCATTTCTCTGTTCATATGATTTTTGTTGGATTTACTGCACACTGCCCTACATCGTGTTGGGGCTTTACACCGAGCTGGTTTATTTTCTTGTACGTTTGGACACAGGTGTGTACTTGCTGATAATAATTTCCGTCCATCGCACTTGCTTTGCTGTGATATGCGAGTGCAAGGAGGACTAGGATGACGATGACTGCTACGATTGACCAGAACTTGATACGGCTTCTGCGATACTTGCCGCCGAGTTCGTGATACAGATTACTGTGCATATTTGTTTTACCCTGTCCTTCACCCGTTAGAAACTGATGAAGGGCAGGACATTCTAACTTTACTAATTTGCGGTTTTACGTTCCGCTAGAGAGACAGAGTACTCGCTTATTCAACGATGGGATTCGCCGTAGCCAATCCGTCGTCTTTAGGTTTTTGTCCGTGCCCTCTAGCGAGGCATAAAGCCTCACCTTCGTTACTGCCAACATTTAGCGCTTGAAATCCAATCGCCAGTACCTTGTGTCTCGTAGAGATACATTGCGTAGGCTTCGTTGTCTGATTTCTTGGTCAAGTCATATCCGAGCTTCGTAGCTTGTGCGTTGTGAACACTGTTGATTTGATAAAGCCCGATATCCGTCGTTCCGTTCGTGTTTATGTTTATCAATACTTGTCCTGACTTGTTGTACTGACTTCCACCACTCTCGCACTTCGCTATTCTTGCCATGACTGCTGGCGTAGAAGTCGATTGAACGTAGATTACCTTGCTATCTGCTGCGGCCATCTTCGTCATCGTGCCGAAGGCGAATGACCAGCCGATTGATGATACTAACGCACCGACAAGCAAAGTCCTCTTGTACCATTTCTTTGTCTTGTAACAAAAGATTTGCCACTTTGAGAAGCGTTTGCCATCTGCGGTGAACTTTGCGATGTGTTGGTTGCCGTAGAATACATGTGTATATTTCATATTTTTATTTTAAGAGAACAGTCGCTATTGAATCAGTAGAGATTGTGCCAGTTGGTTTACAATGTCATCTGATGACTGATATAAATATAGGCTATCGGTTGCTTAAAGTCAAGTAGTTTGCATCGAGAAAGTGGATAAGTCTATTTTATGGCTTTGTTGAGCAGTTTATTTTGACCGATTTTTGTTTTCTTTTGTTTCCATCTGTTCTTTCCGCCCTTACTTCCCCTATCTCTCATCTGTTCTGCAAACTTTTCCTGTCCACCTGCTTTCTTGATGCGCGCGGCAAGTCCACGAGCTGACATTTCTTTAATCGTTAGTAATTGTTCCATAAAATGAATATAACACAGCTTTCGATTGCTTGCAACTTAATCCGTCTCCTTAACATCAAGCTCTATATCTTTTCTTACTAGGAGAAAACTTGAACGCTTTGTAGCGAGACCTTTCGCATATCGTCTTGCGTATTCATCTTGGGGAATCTTTTTTTTAATATCTTTGGAAGGATAGAACGAGTAAAGCGTAGTTTGCTCGCCGTCTTTGTTGCCTACGAAGCACCCGGCACATCTTTCGCCACGACTAAGAAGCCATTGCTCTGGACAGTCGCAGATCATGTTGTCGCTGTAATTTGTTTCTGTTTCTATCATTTCTTTTTTAGTGCCCATTGAAAGTAAGCTGCAAAGTTTCTCGCGCGCTGACAGTCCTTTAGGAATGGATACAAGTCGGCTGTCTTCACATGCGCCACGAGCATCGCTATCCTCGCCACTTTCATGTCCGGCATCGCTTTGACGAATGGCTCTAAAGCCGCCTGTCGCTCGTTCACGATTTTACTCTTATCGTTCTTCTCGACAAATCTGGTTATGAGGAGGTCGTTCAGGCTTTGCATATCTCCACTCTACTACACTAAAATTACTTTACAATTGAAATATGGGGATAACTTTTGTTGCTCTTGTTTGTGTAAATGGTATAATATACACGTCAGTTTTATTAGTTTAGCTTTGCACCTTTTGTTTGCCGCCTCTTACACTTACTTGCAAAGCGAGTGTGGGCGGCGAACAAAGGGACAATTATAAAATGGCCAAAACAAGAATGGTAAATACTCGATTTTGGAGTGACAACTTCATTCGAGAACACCTGAATCCGCTCGACAGGTATCTGTTTCTTTACTTCCTAACAAACGATAAGACAAATATCGCAGGAGTATACGAACTTCCTTTGAGCATGATAACGTCAGAAACAGGCATAGAAAAAGAAATGGTTTTGAAAATGTTGAAGCGTTTGGAGGGAAAAATTGACTACTTTGGAGGCTGGGTAATTATCAGAAATTTCGTAAAGTACCAAAATACGGACAGTCCGACGGTAAAAATAGGCATAAAAAACTCGATGTCTGAAATACCTAGCAATATCAAGGCTTTTATAGATAAAGGTATACCATATGTACATGGTATAGATACGGTAGGTATACAGCCCGAGGAATCTGAACCCGAATCTGAATCTGAATTTGAATCTAAATCTGAACTTAAACAGGGGTTTGAGAGAGTATGGGTTCAATACCCTAAAAAGGCAGACAAAAAGAAAGCTATGGATAAATGGCTTCGCTTAACCATTGAAGAAAGAATCCTCATAGAAAAAGATATTCCGGCCCGAATTAAAGGCAGAAAATGGAGAGAGGGTTTTGTAGAGAATTTTATAACCTATCTTAACGGCGAGCGTTGGAACGATGAAATCGAGACTGTCGAAATTAAAAACAAAGTAATCCATATACAAGAACATGAATAATTCAATCGTTTGCCTTATAGGTAGAAAAAACGTCGTCGTATCAAGATATGAGGCTGAACAAGTAAAGAAAATAATAGAAAACGACTCAATTCAAGGTGATTATCTTATAAGCCTTAAAAAGATATCTTTCAGAAAAGGTAGCGTCCGATCCATTGAAGTAGAACCAGATAGCCCGAGCAATCAGTCTTCACAGGATATGAAGATGAGAGAATTTTATGACGAAGAAAAGAAAATGGTTGAGAAAGAAACTTCATACTCTCCTGAAGTTAAATCTAAATATATGGATTTTTTTAATTTTCTTTGGTATTGCTCATGCAGTGAAAAAGAAGTGCCGAGAGAAATAACGGAAAAAGCTCAAAAAATACAGTATGATTTCTTTCTTAAAAATCCAAATAAAAGATTTTGTGACCCTAACTTATTCAGACCGATTATGAAAATGAATAGCTCTTTGTGGAATATGTATTCTTCAAATGGATTAAAGTTAGCTGATAAGACAATTTACAGAGAAATGCAATTAGCAGGTGAAATATCTCAATTTACTAAGAGCCTAGCTGATAAAATGAGTATCTAATCTCCCCTTTACCTATTCCCAGGAGGTGATATAATAAATCCACGGAACGCTATAACTAACAATAACTTGTCAGGAAATAAAATCGGATATATCAAGGGCAAAATGGGTCTTAAAGGAAAGACCAAGCCTGGAGAGATGATTAGTGCTATGAATAAGATGAAGACGAACAGTTTGAAAACACCAGCAAAAGATGTTAAAATTAACAGTATTATTAAGAAAATAATTTGAATTAGTTAATAAATAACCTAGTTCAATACTACCATTGCTAATGGAACAACGCGCATAAGTTTAGCTCGCATGCAAGAAGACGGAGTACAGAATGGACAGCATGAGTACATTCAAGAGATAGTCGAAGAAAAGACCCAGGATTTCAAGTATGGAAAGCCAGGTCGTGCTAAGAAGATTCCCCTTAAGAACCCATCAGAACATAATCACTCTAATTAAGTAAATGGATAAGAACGCTACCATAGGTTTTTTTGGTCATAAGCCCAGCGGGTGCATGTGGTATAGAATAAAACAGCCTATGGATATGCTTGAAAGAAATGGCATTAAGACAGTTGAAGTCCATTTGAATGAGGATGTAGACGACGGATTCAAGTCGTTCCAATTCTACGGCGCGACGCCTTTCTCTATGGAATCAGTATTCAAGTACATGAAAGAGAACGGAAAGAAGATCGTGTACGATATGGATGACGCTTTAGATCTTGTAGAAGTATCAAATCCTTTCTATTATTCCGTTAAAAAGGATAAAGCATCTCAGCTATTGGCGTTGCAGTATGCAGATGAAGTGACGGTAAGCACGCCTAAGTTCATTGATTATTTGAAAGACAAGACTAAGGCAAAGGTAACGGTTATACCTAATTGTTACACTCCTTCAGAGTGGATGTATCCTCGTCCTCAAAGAGAGGGGATACGTATAGGATATTGCGGCTCTTCTACCCACGTTCAAGACCTCATAGACATCATACCCATCATCGGACGCTTACAAAAGAAATATGACGTGAAGTTCCTCATCATGGGATTCGGCCATGCAGACTACCAAACATGGTATAAGGATTTCAGATATTCTGCTCCCGAAGAAGCGAATGCACTACTGCAAGAATTGGACAAGAGGCTTTCAACAATATCTTTCGAGTGGATTCCATTCGTAGACTACACGATGTATCCAAGCACGTTGATAAACATGTCGTTGGACATAGGGTTGTGTCCATTGAAAGACACGCCGTTCAATCAGCATCGTAGCGCGTGCAAAGCAATGGAATATACACTATCCGGTGCCTTGGCTTTGGCCTCTGATTCTATCTCTTACAGAGAAGACCAATCATCAGTTCTAGTAAAAGATAACGAATGGGAAGAAGTGATTGAATACTTCATTGTTCATCCAGATAGAAGAAAAGCTACCCTTGACGAACATTTAGAATGGGTTAAAGTAAACAGGATGATTGATACACAATTAGAACCACTTAAAAAAATATATCTATGACATATATCTGCCAAGAGTGTCGACAAGAAGTCCATCAATACTATCTTTCAGAAGACAGGAAGAAATGGGTATGCTCTAAATGCAGATATAAAGCAATTCCTAACAGACCAGTGAAGAAAGAATCTAAAGACAACAAAACAAAATAGTGTTATAATTTACATATGGGAAACAACGAGAAGATATGTTCAAGATGCAATCTGGCAATGCCGATAAGTAGATTTGCCAAGAGAACCGATAACAATGGAAATTATAGAGGCGTTTGCATGGATTGTTATAATAAACGCACAAATTTTCATAGAGCATCCTATAGGAAAAGGGTCTTTGATTTTTATGGATGGAAATGTGTTTGTTGCGGCGAGAGTGAGCCAGAATTTTTGGTAATAGACCATATTCATAATGATGGATATTTAGATAGAATGAAATATGGGCGTAAGAGAAAATTGATTAGTAAAGATTTGTATTATAAGATAATAAATGTTGAGAAGTTTCCAAGAGACAAATACCAAACTCTTTGTCACAATTGTAATTCAGCTAAATGGGACGGTAGAAATGGACGCATGTGCCCACATGAAAGGAGAAGGCTTGAATTATTCCTGCTAACAGCAAAAAAACAAGAATATGTCTAATAAAAATCCATCGCCAGAAAATAGGTTTAAACCAGGACAATCTGGTAATCCTTCGGGCAGACCAAAAGGAGGATTAAAGGATTATGATAGAAAAAAGTTTCAAGAAATGTCTGATAAAGAAAAAGAAGCCTTTTTATCAAAAATACCTTTCGAAACAAGATATAAAATGGCAGAAGGTAATCCCGCAAATGAAACAGACTTGACTACAGGTGGTCAACCTATCACAGTAAACATTATGAATTATGGAGATAAACCTTCCACATCACTTTGAAGCGAGAGACTATCAATTGCCTATTCTTCGAGCATTCGACAATGGATACAAACGAATACTCCAACTATGGCATCGTCGTTCCGGAAAGGATAAGACTGATATAAATATCATCGCTAAGGAGATGGCAGTCAATCTCGGTATTTATTACTATTTCTATCCTACATACACGCAAGGCCGTAAAGCATTATGGGACGGCATAGGCCGTGATGGATTCAAATATATAGATCATTTCCCTAAAGAGCTATTGGACGGCAAGCCGAATGATACCGAGATGAAATTGAAATATAAGAACGGTTCTCTGTTTCAAGTGATAGGCACTGATGACGTTGATAGGATTGTTGGTACTAATCCAAGAGGTTGTGTCTTTTCTGAATACTCTTTGCAGAATCCGAAAGGATGGAATTACATTCGCCCTATCCTTGCCGAGAACAAAGGCTGGGCTATCTTTAACTTTACTCCTCGTGGAAAGAACCACGGATTTGATTTATACGAGTTGGCAAAGACTAATCCTAAATGGTTTGTATCTAAACTGACTGTTGACGATACGAATGTTTTGACCAATGAAGACATCGAAGAAGAACGTAAATCGGGAATGACAGAGGATATGATTCAGCAGGAATATTACTGCTCTTTCACAGCAGCTATTCAAGGGGCTTATTATTGGAAAGAATATGACAAAGCCGAGAAAGATAAGAGATTTACAAATGTTCCTTACGATGATTCTATTCCAGTCTACACTGTTTGGGATTTGGGGATATCGGATGCTATGTCTATCGGCTTCTTTCAGATTGTTGGCAAGGAAGTTCATATGATTGATTATTATGAGAAATCTAACGAGGGATTTCCACACTTTGCTAAGGTACTCCAAGATAAGGGATATGTTTACGGAAAGCATTTCATGCCCCATGATGTTCGTGCCAGAGAGTTGGCAACGGGCAAGACACGTCTTGAAACAGCCGAGTCTCATTTAGGCAAGGACAAGATATCTGTTGTTCCAAACATAGGAGTCCAAGACGGAATCGACGCGGGACGTTCTTTGTTTAATCGTCTTTGGGTTGATTCGACAAAATGCCATGAATGGATTACACTTATACCACAATACACTAAAGACTATGACGAAGACAGAAAGATATTTAAGAACACGCCTCTGCACGACTGGACTTCTCACGGAGCAGACATGTACCGCTATGCCGCTATCGTGATTGATAAAATGACCAATGAGAAATCACAAGCCCGTCAATTCGTTCCACAAGGCATGTCGGCTAACAGAGGCTATAAACCACTATTTAAATAAACGCTAATATGATTACAGTCGTTACACCGTTTCAACGCAAAGAGAACATCGAATTGATGTCGAATGTCCTGAAAGGCAAAGCCAATTGGATCGTGCTCGTGGACAATCCTGAATTGAAGTTTCCTGAATGGGTTACGGTGAAGCTGTACGACAAGCCACGTGAAGGAATATGCAAATCTAACTCATTGTTCAACCAGTTCATATCCGAAGGTCTTGAGAAAGAGACGCAGTACATGATTCTCTGTGACGACGATTCAGTTGATGATGGATTCTTTGACAAGATACCCGACAAGGACATCGTAGTCACATCGATGAAGCGTGGCGATAGGAAAGTGAATCATGTCGTATGGGATGACTATTCAAAGCAAATGGGTCATTGGGAAGACAGCGTTGATGAGCTTATAGCTTCGCCTAAGAATATGAGAGTGGCTTGTGTTGGTGGCGAGCAATTGATAGTCAAAGGAAAGATATTGCGTAACTTCAGATATGGGCTATCGAACATCGGCGATGGTGAGATGGCAGAGAAGATTTTTGCCGAGTATGGTCATACTGATTCAATCGTCTATGTTCCTGACGCGTATGTCCTATTCAACTACTTCGAGGACGGACGATATGAATCATTTAAAAGACCAAAAGGAAATAGGACTAAGCCTGTTGTCTTATTCGTTGGTGATTATTTCTGTGCAGGAGACCCTAGAATGGGATTGAGCGAATGGGAAGGTAACATATGGTCATCACTTGAATCGACCGGATTAGCGGAAGTGGCACGATTCCATTTCGATAAGTTCTTCTATCACACTGGAAAGCGACCAGACCAAACGCTGATTGAACGTATCGAAGCGATACAACCTGACTTCATCGTGCTCATTGTCTATCGTCCACTTGGTTCAACGCCTATGGTGTTGCATGAAGATACTCTTAAAGTCATTCAAATGCTTGGTGTGCCTGTCATAACCATATGGGGCGATTTGGAAGCTAAGGAACAGCGCGATATCGCTCTCACAGTGAAGCCTTACACTTGGAAGAACATCGGAACAGCCAACAAGGATGCAGTTGAGAGTGTTGGATTTAAATATATGCACGTCCCTAAAGACCCGAGACTATTCAATAACCCGAACAAAGAACGCGATATCGACGTAGTGTTCTCTGGCTCGTATGGCCTTGGACGCGAGGAACGCCAGTTCTATCTGAAACATCTATTGGACAACGGCATCAATCTAGTTTGTGGCGGATCGGAAGGACGAGACCATTTCTCTACAGAGGAGTATGCGGACAGATACAAGCGAGCGAAGATTGCGCTTTCGTTCTCTAAAGCTCATGGGTTGAATGTAGTGAACGCTAGGCCTTTTGAAGCAATGAGTTGTGGTGTTTGTTTGTTCGAGCAGAAGTCGGATGAGTTGGCAAAGTTATATACCCCAGGAGTGGACTATGTGGAGTGGATAACTGAACTTGATTTATTGTCTAAGGTGCAGTATTATTTAACTCATGAAGAAGAACGCTTATCTATCGCAAGGTCGGGACAAAAGAAAACAGAAGAACTTTATTCAGCTAAAACTTTTTGGACTGAAGCTTTAAAGAAATGAAGAAAATCTTAATTTGTGGTGCATACGGATTAGTCGGTTCTAACATCTGCAAGAAATTGGAGAGAGACCATCCTGATATTGAGATTACGAAAGTAAAGTGTGTTGACTTTGGTGATGAACTAAAACTTGGTTCTTTCGATTATATTATTTTTGGCTCTGGCTATGGTCAACCGATTAAATTTTCAGAGGATAAACTTCAAACATTGAGAATAAATACAGGTGCAGTTCAAATAGCTTTTCAGTATCTTAAACCAGGTGGAAAGTTTCTTTATATATCCACCTCTGAAATCTATTCAGGCGCACCAAGTCCTCACAAAGAAATTGATATAGGCACAACCACACCTCAACATCCTAGAGCGTGCTATATCGAAGGCAAGCGTTGTGGCGAAGCTATCTGTATGGCTTATAGAGAACAAGGCTATGACGTGAAAATTGCTAGACTTGCTTTAGCATATGGCCCAGGGACAAAGAAAGGCGACACTCGTGTCATTAACCAGTTCATTGAAGAAGCTCTGACTAAGAAAGAAATTAAGATGCTTGATGATGGCTCTGCCGTCAGAACGTATTGTTATGTCGATGATGCGGTAGACCTTATGCTTCATATACTGTTTTATGGCAAAGACTGCGTGTATAACGTCGGCGGATTCTCTAAAGTATCTGTCAAAGACATCGCTAACTATGTAGGATTCATTACCCACGCCAAGGTGATTGAAGGAAAGAAACGATTGGAAGGTTCTCCTGATTCAGTAGAACTGGACATGACTAAAACTTTAACCGAATTTCCACATAAGTTTGTGGACTTCGGAATTGGGATTCAAAAGACTATCAACTATCAAAAACAACTATATGGAAAAGAATGAACCAATGAAACTAGACGACATACACGGATCGCTTGTATCAGAGCTTAAACCAAAAGCGCTTGTGTTCGGCATTACGGGCCAAGATGCATCATATATGGTTGAGCTTCTTTTGGAGAAGGGCTGGGACGTCTATGGAACGATGAGACGTTCCGCTACTCCTAACACCTCGAATGTCAATAAGATTATAAGCTCCATCAAGACTTACCTCATGGACTTGGCTGATGCTACTTCTATCAATCGTGTCGTGAGCGAGGTAAAGCCAGACTTGGTGTTCTGTCTTGCCGCACAATCTGACGTGAGGGCTTCCTACGACATTCCGCTCTACACAGAGGATGTGACCGGAGTGGGCTTTGGCCGTATACTTGAAGCGTGCAGGATGTTCTGTCCGGAAGCAAAGATATATCAAGCTGGTTCGTCAGAGATGTTTGGAAAGGTTGAGGAGATACCGCAGAAAGAAACGACGCCGTTTCATCCTCGTTCTCCTTATGGCTGTTCTAAAGTGTTCGCTTTCAGTCTTGGCCGTGCCTATCGTGAGGGTTACGGTATGAAAGTGTACAATGGCATCTTGTTCAATCATGAATCTCCTCGTCGTGGTCATCTATTTGTCACTCGCAAGATAGTTAAGGCGGCTGTGGCAATCAAGAATGGAACGCAGAAGAAGTTGAAGCTCGGTAACCTTTCGGCTAAAAGAGACTGGGGGTATTCCAAAAATTATATGGAAATCATCTACGAGTTCGTCACGACACAGGAGCCACAGGACTTCCTTGTCGCGACGGGTGAGACGCATACCATCGAAGAGTTCGTCAAAGAGACGTTTGAATACATCGGTCTTGGAGACTGGCATGATTATGTAGAATATGATGCAAACCTTTTGAGACCGGCAGAGGTCGATTTGCTCCTAGGCGATATGAGCAAGGTCAGGAAGCTATTTGGTCGAGACCCTATTACCGTTAAATTCAAAGACCTTGTGAAAATCATGGTCGATGCTGAACAAAATGCCGCTACCAATAACTAGACACGAAGACAATAGGCGCATCCTTACGGAGTGGATTAAAGACATTCCCATGAAGCGATGCAAGATTATCGAAATGAAGACTAAGGAAGTGTTAGGCAATCATTATCATTTGAAATCAGACAGCGTGTTCTATATTCACAAAGGACGAGGAAAGTATATGTTGAAGTCGATAGAGCCTAATTCAAAGAAGATAATGGGCTGGTTGTTTGAGGGAGACTGCATATTTGTCCCGAAAGGTGTCATCCATACGTTCACATTAGTAGCAGGAACTATAATGCTCGAAGCTGCGAGCGAACCATATGACAAAGAAGATGAAATACCAATACTTGAATAAAAAAGAGACTGACGAAGCCATCATAAAGATACTCGACACCTTGCTCGACCCGTCTGTTCCGTTCTCTGGCAAGCATCGTCTGACACAATGGGAGAAAGGTTGGGGAGAGAATCTAAAGACAGGCGACGTGAAGCCTCGGTATTTTGATAAGTACAAAATCAACCGTCTGAATGGAAGGTTTGTTTGGGGACTATCACCTAACTATGAGCAGGAGATGCTTTACACTCTCGTGGATTCTCTCTCGAAGAAGTATTTGGCGAAGTGTACGAACATCTGCGAGTTTGGTTGTGGAACAGGTCATAATCTTCTCCGTATTAAAAAGATTCTTCCTGAATCAAACACCATCGGCCTTGACTGGACAAAATCTTCTCAAAAGATTCTTGAACAATTCGATATGGAGGGCTATAACTTTGACTTCTTCAATCCCCATTACAATATGCCCAAAGATTCAGGGGTATTGACTGTTGCGGCGCTTGAACAGACTGGAAGGAAGTACAAGAGATTCGTTCAGTATCTCTTAAAGAAGAAACCGTCTATCGTGGTACACATCGAGCCGATACCAGAGCTGTTGGACAAGACAAAACTCATCGACTATCTTTCAATCAAGTACATGGATAAGCGTCACTACCTTTCTGGCTATCTCGACTACTTGAAAGAGTTGGAAAAACAAGGCAAGTTGAAGATATTAGAAGCTCGTCGAAGCGGTGTCGGATCGTTCCTCATTGATGGTTACAGCATAATAACTTGGATACCAAAACGCTAAAAAAAAGAATACTTGAAGTTGCTTATAGAGATGGTATGGGACATATTCCGTCGGCATTATCAATTTTAGATATCGTATGGACTCTCTATGACAAGGTGATGACACCAGACGACCAATTCATCCTTTCTAAAGGACATGGTTGTATGGCTTTATACGCCGTCCTAGAGGCTAAAGGACTATTAGACTGGAGTAAGCCGCTTCAAGGACATCCGAAGCGTGGCGGTGCCATTTTGGCCTCTACAGGGTCATTAGGACACGGACTGCCGATGGCAGTAGGGCTTGCATTAGCTAAAAAGATAAAGAACGAACCTGGGAGGGTCTTTTGCTTGGTGGGAGATGGTGAGTGCAATGAGGGTACGACTTGGGAGAGTGCTTTGATTGCCGCACATCATAAGTTGGATAATCTTCTGGTTATTGTAGACCAAAACCATTCAAGCGACAGAGCCTTAGATATGGGTGTTATCTCAAGAAAGTTCACTGGGATGGGTTTGGATGTTTGGAAGTCTATTAAAAAGAATGAAATGGCTCTCATTGAAGTCATGTCAAAATTAAAACAAGAAGAACCAAGGATAATCGTTATTGAAACTATAAAGGCTAATGGTATTCCATTTATGCAAGAAAATAGTTGGCACAATCGCAAGATGACAAAAGAAGATTATGAGTTAGCTTTAAAACAACTCCAATGAGAAAAATGTTTCCAAAAAGTGTACTAGAAATAATGGACAAAGACGAACGAGTGGTGGTACTTCTCGGAGACATTGGCGTGTTCGCTTTCAAAGATGTGTTCGCCAAATATCCGAAGCGTTGCTACAACATCGGTATCTGTGAACAATCAATGGTCGGAATGGCCGCAGGACTTTCAATGGCTGGATTCATTCCAATCGTCCATACTATCGAGCCGTTCCTTGTTGACCGTGCTTTCGAACAGATTAAACTTGACTTCGGCTACCAAGAATTGAAAGGAAACATAGTCGGTGTAGATGTGTCAAAGACTTCGCCTAACCTTGGGTATACGCATCAGTGTCCCTACGCTATATCGCACATGAGAGACGTCAAAGACATGAATACATTTGAACCTCTCAATGCGGAGCAACTCGATCTGCAGTTAAATGGCCATTATGATAAAGGATTGAACTATTTTAGAATATCGTGATATAATGATTGCAATTATTACCTAATCCAGAACGCTTTTAACCACTACCTTGGGCATAATAGTTAAAGGAGATTCACTTAGAGGAAAAGATATAAAAGACCCACAATCAAAGAAGTCATGGATTGAACATGTCGGCAATGCTGAATGGTGCGATTTGCGCTTGACGCCAGAGGAAGCAAAGAAAGCGAATCAATCAGAATACAAACCGACTGACGAGGAAAAGGAAATCAGGGCGATGATAATCCGGCAGTTCTCTTTAGGCTATCTAACGATGTACACTCCTCGCAGGGAGTTCAATGACTTGTCAGTCATCGGTCGCATGACGGTCGACCAGATGTCTTTCAATACATATCAGCCTAACAACGGAGAAACAGCTACAGAGGATGTCATAAGCGGTTGGAGAAGCAATGCTATCCGTCCTATCGTTCGCAACAAGTGCATCAGTATTGCTGCCCATGCCACAGCGCAGCTCATATTTCCTAAGGTGTTCTCATACAATGGTCAGTCAGAAGTGCAGGAAGACGCGGCTCGTGTCATGCGCGATTTGATTGAGTGGTCTGCTGACCAGTCTAAGTATTCAGAGACTTCTTTGAACGCAGTATTGTCCGCCCTATTCAATCCTGCTTCGATTTACTACACCGAGTATGGAGAAGTCTATAGGAACGTTAAGAAAGAGCAGGATGAAGGAGGTAAGTGGAAGGTTGAGAAGATGCTTGATGAGGATATGTCTGGCTTTAAGGACACGCCTGTGCCAGTCGACGAGCTTTACATAGAAAACTTCTACGAGAGCAACATTCAGAAACAAGGCTGGCTCATTTGGCGCCGTGTGTATGGCTATGACCAGATGGCAGCGAAGTACGACCACTATGATAACTTCAAGTACGTCAAACCAGGAGTGCAGATAATCTACAACGATTTAAACCAGACGTTTTATGAAGTCTATGACTCGAATATGAGGACTGAATCGTGCGAGGAAGTCATCTATTGGAACAAGAGGATGGACCTGAAGCTCATCATGGTCAATGGCGTTCTTCTTACGACATGCGACAATCCTAATCCACGAACGGACAAGCTGTATCCATTCGTTAAATTCATATATGAGAATCTCGATGAGGGAAGGTGCTTCTATGGAAAATCTTTGGCGTTCAAGATGCAAAGCGATGCGAACATAGTAAATACTTTGTATCCTATGGTCATCGACCGAAGCTATCTGTCGGTATTCCCGCCGATGGTTTCGTTTGGTTCTGAGACAATCGGCTCTGATGTCATCATTCCTGGCGGTGTCACACAGTTGTCAGACACCAACTCGAAGCTCAATGCCGTCATGCCGGCTGATAGCGGAATCAAGGACGGTCTTGAGATGCTCATGGAAGTCGAGAAGTCAGTATCTGAATCTTCCGAAGAGCCTGTAGTCAATGGTCAATCGCCTGGCGCAGATACGACAGCGTATGAGATATCTCGCCTTGAGCAGAACGCTAATACCATACTTGGTCTGTTCTTGCAGATGATTGCCTCGTATGTACGACAGTATGGACGTTTGAGGATTGGAGACATACTTCAATATCTCACCATACTAGACGCAGACAAGATAACCGACGACCCGAAGCTCGTTTACAAGTCTTTCTTGGTCAAAGGATCGTCAAAGACACAATCTAAGAAGATTGAGTTCACAGGTGATATGCCTGATTCAATGACACAAGACGAGATGTTGAAGCACAGCAATAAGATTAAGTCTCGTGAAGACCAGCTTGGAATGGAGATTGCAAGAGTCAATCCCGGACTGTTCCGTGATTTGTGTTATCAGCTCGTAGTCACGCCTGATGTCATGCACCCACGTTCAGATGACCTTGAGCGTGCGATGAAACTAGAGTTGTACGACAGGGCTATCCAAAATCCTCGTGCAGACCAGGACAAGGTGTTCAAGGATTTCCTGCTTGGAGCTTACAAGGACATCAAGGAACCAGACGATTATATCGCTCCTCAACAGCCACAAGGACAACCAGGTCAGAATAATCAGCCTGGACAGCTTGTCCCCGGTCAAGCTCCTACGGCACAGCCTTCACCAATCGCGGCAATGAGCAAGATGCCTTTGCCTCAAAGTCATTGAGGTGTTAAAATTGGATAAATTATTAGACTAATCAATTAAAAAAATGGCACTAAGTAAAAATTTCACAGTGACAATGCAGAATCAAAATAACGCGACATCGCCAGTTGCAATAAGCTATGTATCAGACCCGATAGTTCAAGACGGAGTTTTAAGAGCAAACTTTAGAAACTTAAATCCTGGTGTTTTCACCGCTGGAACTGCGCCAGAGGGATACGGGACAAATTTTGTTCAGGATTCTAACTCATAATATCATGGCAAAATCACAAGAAAACGGAGTTATAAACATTGCACCAAAGGGTAATCCTGCGGCTCCTCAACAGAGAGTAGTTCCTACAGTAGTGAGGAACGGTAATCTTGTCCCTGATGATGCTTCTCCTGAAGCCGGTGTGCTTAGATAGTTTACAACCACCACGAAATGGTGTATTGTTGCTGTATTACTAACGCTAATAAAAAGAACGCATGAATCCAATCATATCAACGCACACATGGGTCTCACTGCCAAACGAAGTGAGGTATCGTATTCGTAGTTTATTTAAAATTCCTCACTCGTCCAATACTGTCGTAAGCGATGGCAGGCTTGAATCAGACGGCACAACGAATGAAGACTTGAAACATCTCACCATTGAAAAAATGCAGACGTTTCTCAGCGATGAATCTACAGATTTCTATAAGCTGTTCGATAAGACAGTAGCAAAGGTAACCGATGAGCTTTATCCAAAGACAGTAGTAAAAGTTGATAGCATAGATGGCTCGAAATCATTAGAAGTTGCTCCGATAGTAACTGCCCCTGTAGTCGCTCCGAAGAAAAAGGCAGGCCGACCAAAGAAAAATGCCTAATTTCAAGAAGCCACGAAAGAATAAGAACAAGAAGGAGATAGTAAGCGATATCCAGTTGGTACAAGATGCAGAACGCCGCCGTTCTTTAATCAAGGACTTGGTTTTTCCGTACCTCGTGGAGACAAAAGAGACCATCGAGTACTCAAAGATATTCCTTCAAGCAATCGGTGGACTTATCAACACAACATTCGACGAAGAAAGAAAGAAGACGACAGTGGGACACATAACACCACGCCTTATAGATAGGCTTGGAGAGATATTCAACGTGAAAGAAGAAAAG